GTATTATAACAAATTATTATTCCAATGTCAATTATATTTTTATATTGACTTTATAAGGTTTAAATGCTATACTTACAGTATTATGATAACGGTATTAATTAAAGGAATATTTAGTGTAATATTATTAGTTGGATGTTTAGCAATGTTCTATTGTACTATAGAAGAATTATTTTCTAAGAAGAAATAATGGAAGAAATTAAAGTAAAGGTTAAACGTAAACCAGGAAGAAAACCTAATCAACCTAAGGTTGTTATTCCTATTTCAAAGGAACAAGAAGAAAAGAAAAAAGAAGCACAAAGAGAACTTGCTAAAAGAGAATTAGCAAGAAGACACTTATTAGATTTCACTAAATTTAGATTTCCAAGTTATAAAATTAATTGGCATCATAAGATATTATCTGATGCTTTAGAAAGGGTGGAGAATGGAACATTGAAAAGATTGATTGTAAATATGCCTCCAAGACACGGAAAGAGTGAATTGGTATCTGTTAACTTTCCAGCTTGGTGTATGGGCAGAGATAAAAATAGGTCAATAATAGCAGCGTCTTATGGAGCTGACCTTGCTACAGACTTCGGTAGAAAGGTTAGAAACATAATGGATGACCAAGATTATAAATTATTATTTAATACAAGATTAGCAGAAGATGCTAAAGCTAAAGGTTCTTGGTCAACACAAGGTAGAGGTGAATATAATGCTGTTGGTGTAGGAGGTGCTATTACAGGTAAAGGTGCTTCTATTGCTATTATAGATGACCCAGTTAAAAACAGAGAAGAAGCTGATTCAGAAATTGTTTCTGAAAAGATTTGGGATTGGTATAGAAGTACATTAAGAACACGTTTAACACCTGATGGAGCTATTGTTATTGTTATGACACGTTGGAGAGATAATGATTTAGTGGGAAGAATATTAGAGGAACAGAAATTATCTTCTGGAGAAAAATGGGAAGTTATAACACTTCCTGCTATTGCTGAAACAGATGATGAACATAGAAAAACTGGAGAAGCATTATGGGCAGACCACTACACACTTGATAATTTAAAACAAATACAAAATGATGTAGGTAATTATGAATTTGCTTGTACCCCAAAGGAAACACCAATATTAATGTCTGATTGGACTTTTAAAAATATATCTGAAATAAATCCCGGAGATAAAATAATAGGATTTAAACAAGGTGGTAAAGATAGGTCTGAATTAGTTATATCAGAAGTAAAAAATATATTTTCAAAAATAGATGATGTATATGATTTAAAAATGGAAAGTGGTCGTATAGTTAGATGCACTAAAGACCATAAATGGTTTACAGGTAGAATAGAAGGAAGTGAATCTACTAAAAATTATAAAGGTAGAAAAGCATATAATATACCTAAAATAGGTAGGAATTTAATGTTTATTTCTGATATATTAGAGGATAATATATCAGAAAAAGAAAGAATAGATTTAAATTATTTATCTTCAATGATAGATGGAGAAGGTCATATTGCAAGTAATACCTGTTCAATAACACAATCTACTGAAAAAAATTTACCAGTTTTAAATGAAATTAGGTCTGTTTTAAAAGATTTAAATATACAATATTCTGAATATATTAGAAAACCAACAAAAGATAATTATCAAGAAACTTGTATTATTTCAATAAAAGAACCAAGAGAATTATATAAAAGATTAATTAAATTTGCTAGGTTTGGCAAGAAACAACAAGCTATAGATTCATTAAACACTAAAACACATAAACCAATTAAATTTAAAGATAAAATTTTAGATATAAATTTTTCAAAAAGAGAAACTGTATATGCTTTAGAAACAGAAACAGGTAACTATGTTGCGTGGGGGTATGCTTCTTCTAATTCACAGTATCAACAGAATCCAGTTAATAGAGAAACACAAATTTTTAAACAAGAATTATTTAGATATATTCCTTTAGAGGAAGTTAAAAAGAAAATAACAAATTGTTACATAACTATTGATTCTGCTTTATCAAGAAAAGCTAATTCAGATAGTACAGGTGTAACTATAAATTGGGTAGATGGAGATAATATTTGGTATATTAAAGCATATAGTGTTAAAGTTGACCCAACACAATTAATTCAATTAATATTTGATTTACATTCTACATATAAACCTGAAGCTATAGGTTTAGAAGAAACAATGATGACACAAGCTATTGACCCTTTCTTAACTGTTGAAATGGCAAAGAAAAATATATTTCCTAATGTTGTTCCATTAAAACACGGAGGTGTAAATAAAGAAGTTCGTATTAAAGGGTTACTTCCACGTTATGATAGAGGTCATATATATCATATTGAAGGACTTTGTCTTGATTTAGAGAGAGAATTACTTCGTTTCCCTGCATCTAAACACGATGATGTTATGGATTCTCTTGCTTATCAAGTATTTTTAGCTAAAGCACCTAACACTTCATTTGATATTGATGAATTTTCACAACAAGAATTGTCAAGTTCTGAAAAAATATATAATGATATAGGTATTTAATTGACAAATTGATATAATAATGGTAAAATTACATCATTATGATATCAAAAAGCACTCGTGATGCAATTACAAGTCAAGTTTTAAGTGAAATAGTATTTGCTCGTGAATCTAAACAGGTTAAAATAACAAACTGGTGGAAGAATGAGGATTTATATTATTCTAATAAAAAAATAATTAGTGATGAAAGAGCTAATGTGAATTTAAACGAAACACAAGGTTTTGTTAATTCATTTTTAGCTAAAATAAATAATCCTTTTAACTTTAAATATATTAAAGGAGAAGAAGCTGATTTAACAGCAGCTAAAATAACAAATGCTTTAAAAGATAAAGATTCTAAATTAGGAAGATGGAATTTTAAAGCAATGTTAGCTAGAACACAATTAATACTTTATGGTAGATATATTTTTGAATATCACGCAGATTCAAGTAATGGATATAAATCTTATCTTTCAAATGTAGATGTTTATCAATTTCTTATTGACCCTTCTTGTGGTGGAGAAGATATTGAAAAAGCATTTTATATGGGTAGAGGTGGAATAATAAAATCTAAAGAAGATATTAAAGAAGGAATAAAATCAGGAAAATATTTAAGAACAGAAGGAAATGAATTAATTTCTGGAAGTGGTAATCTTTCTACAGAATCTAAAGAAGAACAAAATGCAAGTAATAGATGGGTTACATTAGTACAACGTAGAAAAGTTTTAGAAAGAAATGACCAATGGAAATTCTGGGAATGGTACACAACTTACGAAGGAGAAAGATATTATGTTTTAATTACAGAAGATGGGGGTAAAGCAATACGTATAGAAAAATTAACTAACATATTTAAGAAAAATAAATATCCATTCTTTTCAGCAGCAGCATATCCTGATTTAACAGAATTTTGGACACCCTCCCCTGTTGATGGAGTAAGGGAAGCTATAATGGCTAAATCAGTTTCTATAAATCAAATGTTAGATAATGGTGAATCTATTAATAGACCTATGAAAGCATTTGATGTTGATGCAATAAAAAATCCTGCATTATTAAAATATAGAAAAGATGGATTAATCCCAGTTAAAGGAGGTGTTGATATAAATAAAGCAGTACAATTTTTTCCAGTTACACCTATTCAAACAGCAATTCAAGTTTATGATAAATTAGGAGAAATTATTGATATTAATTCTGGTGTAACATCTGGAGTAAAAGGTCAAGCTACTGAGAAACAAGTTGGTATATATGAAGGTAATCAAGCATCAGCATCAGATAGATTTTCTCTTATTTCAGATAGTGAAGCAGATGCACAACAAAGATTTGCTCAACTTTATCTTAATGGTTTAGATGAACATTTAACAAATAAAGTTGCAGTGGAAATGATAGGTATAGATGGAATAGAATTTAAAGAAGTTGGTAAAAAAGATATAAAAAGAAATTCTGATTTTGATGTTATGGTAATAACAGCAGGTCAAGAAGAAACAATGCAAAATACAGAAAAGAGAAATAAATTGACATATCTTTCTGCTAAAGGAAATGATACAACAGGAACATTTAATAAAAAAATTCTTGCTGAAATGGAAGCTACAATTGCAGGATTTACATCAGATGAAATTAAATATATGCTTGACCCAGAGAATGAAGGAAGTGAAAAGATTATGTCTGAATGTGCTGAAGATATTCAAAGTATGTTAGCTGGAAAATATATTATGGTAAATGATATGGCTAATAGTGCTTATATGCAAAAGATGAAAGATTATCTAAGAGATAATCAGGAATATATTATGGCACATCCAAAAGTACAAGAATTATTCTTTGAATATATGGCACGTTTACAACCTGTTGTTGTTAGAAATATGACAAAGAACTTAAATGAACAATTACCTAAAGAAGGATTACCTACATTAAGTGGTCAAGCATTGGGAATGGAAGGACAAGTGCCAATGGAAGGAGCAGCTCCTATTACGGAATCTAATAATAATCAAATGAATAGTGTTGCACAAATGAGTTTAGCAAATTATGGAAAATAAATTAAGAGATAATAAAGGTAAATTTAAAAAAGGTAATGATGGATTTTGGTTTGGGAAAAAACGTTCAGAAGAAGATAAAAAGAAAATGTCTAAACCTAAAAAAACAAAATATATTGAACTTGGAATTAAAGATTTTTGTAAATTTTGTAAAAAAGAATTTATAAAATCTATTCATAATCAATTATATTGTAAAGAATGTGTGCCAACAAGTTTAGATTTAAAATTAGTTAAAAAATATAAAATTTCACATAAACAATATTTAGAAATGATACAATTATGTAGTGGAAAATGTCAAATTTGTTTAAAACAAAAAGCAACTGATATAGACCACGACCATAAAACAGGAAAAGTTAGGGGACTATTATGTCATAATTGCAATATGCTTTTAGGACATAGTAAAGATAATATTGATATTCTTAACGGGTCGGTAGAATATTTAATAAAAAGTAAGAATTATGGAAAATAAAAAATAAAATGCCAATAACAAAAAATATTAAAAAAAATTTTCACGAACTTTATGCAGATAATAAAAAGTCTGGAAAAGAAAGAGGAGCTAATGGTAAACCTCGTTCAAGAAAACAAATAATCGCCATTGCATTATCAAAAAATAAAAAGAAAAAATAATATGAGTGAAATGAAACAACCAAAATATAATTGGGTAGAAGAAGAAGGAGTAGATGATGTTACTCCTATTCGTAGAAAAATATCAAAGACAATGGAAATTACAGAAAGTTTTACTTTCTATGATACTTTGGCTTATGTTATGAAAATGGAAAAAGCAGTTGAAGATAAACAGAAAGAAATAGAAGGATTACAAAGTATGATTAAAGCATACAGAGATGAAATAGAATTAATTGAAAAAGAATTAAATGTAACAGAAATAGAAGAAACTTGGAATAAAGAGTTACACGAAAAGTTAAAAAAAGAAGCAGAAGAAAAAGTAGAAGAAGAATCAAAAGAATAATATGAAAAAAACTATTAGTGAAATTAAAAAAGCTTTACCTAATATTAAATCAGAAAAAGTTGAAGTAATAGCTGATGAATTAGATAGAATACTTTCTATTAAAAAATTATTTCAATCAGATGGTGGTAAAGAACTTATTACACTTCTAAGAAATAATTGTTCAGTTTCTTTAAGAAAAGCTATTATTTGTGCTAAAAAAGGAGAAGAAAAAGAATTAATATCTCTTATTTTAGATTATGGAGCTAATATGAATTTATTATCAAGTGTACAAGATATTTCACTTGAAGAAGAATTACGTCTTCAATTAGATGAAGCTGTAAAAGAAGCAATGGAATAACGGTGTTTCTAAAAGGGTAGCACCTATGAATCATTTACCGTTAGATGGTTCGTAGGAACTACCCTTTTATTGACAAAATTATAAATTTATAGTATAATTCTACTATAAAAGACGGGAGTCTATAAATCTTTTCTGGAGAGGAATATCCAGCTCGCAAGAGAATAAAATCCCAAAGGGCAACTTTGTAAAAATGTAAATATTATGGCTGATGAAGCAATAATCACTCCAGACCAAGAGGTAAAAGAGGTCAAAGAAGGAACAGTAGAAGCAGAAATTCTTAAAAATGAACCAGAATTGGTTAAAGAAGAAAAAAAAGCAGATACAGTTCCATTAGCAGTATATCTTGAATTAAAAGAAGATTTAAAAAATCTCAAACACGAGATGAAAGAAGCTAAGGCTTCTGAAAAATCTAAAGTTGAAATCAAAGGTATAGCAGAACTTAAAGATAAATATCCTGACGTGAACGCAGATTTCATCAGTGATATTCTTAATTCAGCTACCCAAGAAGCAACTAGAAAAATTGAAGAAAAATATACTCCTATAATTGAAAAACAGGAAATTGAAAAGAAGCAAGCAGCATTTGATAAAGCATTTGATAATCTATTTCAAAAGACACTTCAAGATAATCCTGATTTACCTAAAGATATAGATAAAGATGCTATCAAGGAATTAGCTCTAACTCCTAAATATAGAAATGTACCCTTATCAGATATTCTTTTAAGAATGTATAAAACTATAGGAACTGGAAAATCTTCTTCTGAAAATGAAGTTAGAACAAGTACAGATAGAGTAGATGATGTAGTTAGTTTTGATAAAATTACTCCTGACCAAAAGAAAAATATTATGGCAGATGAAAAATCTCGTAAAAAATATTTTGATTGGTTAGATACTCAAACAGGAAGATAATATTTCAAAGCTATATAATTAACGGATAACGGATTTATAAGATTTAATTAAAAATAATTATATGGCATTAAATGATTTTAAGGTGGATTATATTCTTCGTTATGAAGATATATTATCTAAGACAATGGTTGGTCTTAAGATTGCAAATACACGCTTTCAACCAAATATGAAATTCGGTGATACAGTTACAAGAACAATCTTGAACTTATCAGCAGTAAGAGTTCGTGCTTTTACTAACTTAAACGACCAAACAGTTGACGCATTGACAGATTCAGAGGAAACAATGACAGTTAATGTTCAATCAGGTTGTGTATTCCCTATCGCAAGATTAGAAGAAATACAAGCAGGACCTCTAAATCCAGCAATGGTAGCAGGTAAAGAAATTGCAATAAAGGTTGCAAATTATCTTGACTCTTATATTCTAAAAGAAACAACAAATGCTTTTGCAGTATTTGATACAGGAAACTTGACAACAGCATCATCAAATGGAACTCCTATTACTCTTTCAAGTACAACAGTTCCACAAATGGTTGCACAATCATACGCTAAATTGTTCTCAAACAATGCACCTATGACAAATGTATGTTGGGTTCTTGACCCATTCTCTGTTTCTCAGATTGCTCAATTCCCAATAGGAAAAGATATTACATCTGAAAATACAGTATTTAAGAATGGATTCACAGGTAACTTATTTGGATCAGAAGTTTATACTTCAAATAACCTAACAGGTGAAGCAACATTAGTTTATACAGGAAATCACGTTAACGCTGAAACAGTTGTAATTGGTGGAGTAACATTTACAGGTGTTACAACAATCGGTTCAACAGCAGGAAACTTCCTAGTTTCAGCAGGTGATTCAACAACTGGTATCACAAATCTAGCAGCATTTATTAATGATCCTGGTACTACAAGTGCTACACAAGTAGCTCTTTCAGCAGCTGACCAAATCACAATAACTGATGTTCTTGGATTAACAGCAACAGCAACTTCAACTACTGTTCTTACAATAGTTGGACGTGGTGCTTCAAGAATGACACTTTCTGAAACACAAACAAACGCAACTTGGGCAACTAACTTCGTTCACTGTTACTATGGTCAAAAAGGAGCTATTGATGTAGCTATTCAAGACCAACCAAAAGTTGAAATGAGAGATGAACCAAAACAACTTACAACAAACATTTTCAACAATGTTGTTGCAGCTGTTAAAACATTCACAGATGGAAAGCAATACTTCTTGGATGTTCAAATTGCAAACGCTTAGTATTAAGAGTTTGTATCTTTACTTACCTCTCTGCAGAGGGGTAAGATAAGGATATAAAAATAATTAAAAATATTATGACAACAACCCAAGAAATTTTAACTAGATATGAATTACAAGTAGATGATGCTTCAGAATTATCTTCAA